TACCTTGTGTCTTCGTATTAAGAGTATCATACCCACGACTCAGTGAGCGTACTTGCGTCTGAGTTTTTTGTGCCTCAGTACCAACTGAACGCATTGCTTTGGCTGCCTTAGCTGCTTCCTCAGTTTGACGAGCAGAAAATAGTTTTTCTGCTATGCTATCCCTTACTGCCATTTTTATCCCTCAATATCATCTACATTAAAAGTAAACTCAGTTTGTTTGTTATCTCCAAAAACCCTATCAAACCATTCTTCAATTTCATCTGGTTTATCCCAAATACTCTCAGGTGGTCGTTTCTCTTTGGGTAATTCCATCCAACTATCAATTTGCATCCTTTTCTTGACGAGGAAAGAAAGAGTATATGGAAGTTCGGACACAGTCTTTATGTTCCTGTCAAACAACAAATTACTGCTTTGGACAATACGCCACCAACTAGCTACAATATTGTCCTTGCTTAGTTTTTTAAGTCTTCTCCAGTAATCTCCAAATCCAAATAAGCATCAAGTAGTTGTTTCTTGACTGTTGACACCATATTTCGAAATTCTTCTAAAGAATCAAAAGCCTTTTCAGTAAGCTTCTCATCAGTATATGTTCCCACAAAAACACAATAATCTCTGAAGACACTACTGAACATCTCTAGACATTTCATGTTTATGCTGGCAGTAACATACATAGACTTTAGCTCATCTAGTTCTAACTTCTCAAGTTCTTCCCTTCTCTGCTCAGATTTTTCATCCATCTTATCCCTTAATTTTTGTAATCTATCTTTCTCCAAATTATCTTCAGCTTCTTGTCGCTTTTCCTGTACTTCAAGAGAATCTCCCTCTATCTCTTTAATAGGTTTTGTCAACTCATCACCAAGTTCTTCCACTGCTATGTCTCTAATAGTGGTCACTTCTGATAGTAGAGTACCGATTACAAGTTCCGACTTTTCCCTATCGTCTAAGTCAAGAAATGAAGCCTTATACTCAAGAGAATCCTTATCTCTTAGTTTCTTTCTCATTTCTCTACTGGCAACAAGAGCATGTTGGTATGCCTGTTGATGGTCTATATCACCTACAAGCCGCAACCAAACAGTATTTGATACATTTCTTTCTTTGATTTCTACCTTTCTGTGCCAACGAAATAATTTCGCAATTTTGCTCATTTCCCTCTCCTCTTTTAATAAATAAAGGGAGTCTAAGTGTACGATTTTTAATAATCGTCATCAAAGACTCCCTTGTAATTTGATACGTATATCAAACCCCTTTATATCTTTATAGGATGACCTGTGGTTTCCTATAGGTTATACTGGAACTGCACCAGAATATACAACACATTGTGCATCGTTAGACATGAATGAGAACGTTTGTGTCAATTGACCACCAACATTTGAAGTTGTTCCATCTGAAGTGATTCTCATGTAAGGAATTCTAACTGTCTTCTTAATTGTAGTGACAGCCGCAGGGTCTTGCAATTGAACTGTCAACGCTAGTGTCTCTGTTTCATACTCATCTACACCAAACTCACCATAACCATCAGCATCAGTTATCGCACCAGTTGTCAGCAATGCTACAATTTCATTATCAGTATCAAGTACTGTAATATCTCCGCTGATGTCAGGTGGGTCTACAACGTAACCAACAACTGAGGTGTTACCCATTTCCACAACCTTAGTATTAGGGAACGTGCCTCTAATTGTAACACTCTGAACTCTGTACATGGTGTTTAGAGCAATTGTTACAGGAATATTCTTACCACGAATAGCCGCTGGAACAGTAGCATCAGAAATTCTATCAAAAGCCAACTCTCCACTTAGTGTGTGATAAACAAACAAAAAGTCTTCAGTTGTTCCACCACTTACCGTTACCTTTTTAGTGGCGGGAACTACTGCAAATTCATCATTATCCTTCCACGTGCCATCAACAATACAGCTCATTAAGTATTCGCCATTTTTTAGTAAACTAGGTGTAAGAGAAAGGTCACCAACACCAGCAACCAATGAGCCAGAATCCACAATAACGTCATTAGAAAAGTACCTCTTCTCACTACCAGCACAACTGTACTCTTCTGTACTTTCACCATCCACCGTATAGGTGTAGGTAAAATCAGTAATCCTCATCTTCTTTACGTGAATACATTTCAACATCGTAGCAAGGTCAGCATTCCTAACATAGCCAATAAGGTCAACATTTGAAAGTTTTGACACGTCTACCCCATCTACAGGGTAAGTAGCATAACCTGAACCAACCAAGATAGAAAAGATCCTATGTGAAACATCAAACGCTTGGAAAGTAGCAGTAACTTCAGGAATATCAGTGATAATCCCTGCATGTTGATCATTACCAAGTTCATTAATTGTAGTATTAGGTAAGGTTACAGGAAAATCCAACCTTTGAACACGATGGGCATAAAAGTCAGCCCTAGGTCCAACTATCCTTAACTCTACATCCTTGTAGGGTACTGCAATTCTTTTAGTCATATTTTACCCCTTCTCCCTCAAATAACCTTGTTACCAATTGACCGTTTTTTGCTACTAATACATCCATACCTTTGTTCAATCCGAATGTTTCGTCCAAACCTGAGAGAGATTCTTTCTTTATCTTCCAACCACTCCTTTGTACTCCTTGCCCACCTTTTCCCTGTCTCACCTAACTCGTTATACGTTTACCTTTACCTAGCTTGCCTGTGTTGATACGGTTTCAAAGGTTACCGTAGCTCTCCAATACTTAATCTTAGCATACAAATTAAACGCATAGATAGGTCGTATTGTCCGACTTTCTGGGTTCATATACTCAATAATTCTCAAAGGTTGATTCGATTTGCTTTTTCCTGTGTCTTTTCGGTAACCTTCTGAGTAATCTTTTATAGGAATAGAGACATCCAGTGCTTGGAAGATTCTATCCGCTAAGTCATCTCTCTGAACATCAGTTTGTGCAAAGATGTCTATCACCCAAGTACGTCTAAACCAACTCGCTCCCATCTCACCAGCATTCTCATCAGATGTCATACTAGCCTCAATAGATACTGTTGGGATAATTAACGTGCCTTCTTCTATCTCGTTATAAGGGTAACCATCTACGATATTAGCAATACCTATCTGTCCTGTTTTACCCAATGGAGTCCCATCAATATCAATAAATTTAATGAAGAAATAGACACTAAAATCTTCGTTACGAAATTTTCCTGCTGGCATTAAACCTCACCTATAAAAAGATTAGTACTACTACGATAGCTAAAAGAGTTGCAAAGCACATACTAGCAATTTTCCATCCGAACTTCTTAACCTCTACTGCAATAGAACGTACATCTGTAGCTGTTGCTACACCACCATTTAGAGACAATGATGCAAAAGAAGCTAAGATTACATCTTTGGTTGTACACCCTTCAACTCCTTTCTCTGCTAACTTTTCAACAGCTTGTCTTACTGCACTTTCTAGTATACCGTTACTTTTGTCCATAGTAAGTTCCTTTACCTTGGTAACCATCCGCTCCATTTGTTTAGTACTCCACCACTGGGGCTTAAAATAAATCCTCTGGCTACGAAACGATTACCTACAAGCTTTTCTGTCCCCGCCAATGCAAACACATTCTTACCCACCCTTGATTTCCATGAAAACCCAAAGTACGTTTGGTCATTGTACACAACTGACGCAGTACCAAAACTCCTAAATGATGGATCTGGTGCTAGTGCTAACGACTGTACAAGTCTCAGGACACTAGCATAAGCAAGTAACATCTCCTGATTATAAACAGTGTTAATCTTATCAAACGTCCTCATCGGACCGTTGTGTGGATATGCTGGATATTGCTGATTACCATCCACCACCAACTCTATAAATGGGGCTATGCCCTCACTCTCCATTATGTCTAATCTTCGATTTACTGTGGTAGCATATGTATCACTACGACCACTCATCCAAGCAACATACAGTCCCCTCCATCCTTCCAAACTACCACCCAATGGGTACACTAATTGTTGCACTGCTTGCAAGTCTCCCACATCACCTACTCTTTGCAAATCAATAAACTTAGCTTGAATAACATTCTTATTATCCCAGTAAGTACCAACATGTTCTGGTCTGCTCAAAACATTACTCATTACTGTTATATACCGAGGAAATCTAGCGTACTCCCCAATATGTAACATATCATCCCCTAAAAGTGTTATTAACAACTTATTTAGTTTCAATGCTGACAATTCCACCTGAGTTCCTATGATATTGTATGCACTTGTAATAAGACCATAGTATCTAAATGGGTATGTTGCAGGTGTAATTCCTAACGCTAACAGAACTCCAACAGGATTAAAGTTGAGTATTCTATGCCTAAAGCGAAACTCCATACGCTACTCATCCTCAGTTCCTTCTATGCTAATTCCAACCACCGTAAAAACGCTTCTTGTAAAACTGTTCATATTATCAAGAAGGACTTTTCGTACTCTCTTAAACAACTCAGGGTCTTGGACTTCTTCCTCAAGGTCATTTAGTGCAATTGCGCAGTACCTTTTCTTTCTCTTATTTATCAGTTTAACGATTTCTAATTCAGTCAAACCTTGAAAATCTTTAGCCATTCCTCTACTCCTTTCCCCATTCTCTACACACAAAGCGGATTCTATCCCTTGTTGGGACACCTCTATGTATTGCTCTATATACTTGTAATTTCCTTGAATCTACTCTTACTTCTTTTATCTTTACGATGTTAGAAGCTGATATAGCGTTTATATCAATGGTGACGAAACAGTCACCTTCAAAAGTTTCGCCCCCAACTCCCATATCAGGTTGGTCTTGAGTTCTCCATCTAACATGAGCAATAACACCAGAATTAGTATCAGTCGTTAACCAATACAGACCAGAACAAGTAGTACAATATGGATCAAGGCTAACTTCGTTTACCTCATCATAATAAAGACCACCACTAGCACCACACACATCACAAGCTGTTGGGTCACCACGAATTACAAATGTAACTAGTTGACCAATTGCATTCCTAATTGCATCTTTAGTTGGTTTAGTGGTTGGAAACGTTATCGTCATCTTTATTCCCTTCTTCTCCCGCTGTCGTAGCTTCCTTGTCTTCTATTTCTGGTGCAGGAATTTCAACGAATTTTTGTTCTTCCGTAGAAAACTTTTTAGACAATGACGAGTCACCAGCTTCCATCATTTCCTGAACAATCGCATCGAACCGACTAGCAATATAATCCCAAGTAAACTCTTCACGTTGAACATACCCATAGGCTATCTTTCCATATTCCTTAGTCTTTTTTCGATTATGGTACAAGTCATCTAAGATGCTGACCAAATGCTCAAGGTCAATGACTCCACCTTCTGTGTTGACACCACCAGTAAGCACTTCCCAACGGTCAATGTTGATAAGCTCTCCTTTTCCTTCCCACAACTCTTTGCAAGCTGAGTGAGCTGGAACAACCTGAGCTACACCACAGGCTGCGCTCTCTAACGGACTTAATCCGAACCCCTCACCCATTGAGGTCATAACATGGACATCAGCGCAATTATATATCTTACACAACATTGAAAGGGAAACACCTTGTGCTGGACTAATGTGTGTCTGGTCAGTTATTAAAAACCTATCATCAACCCCCCATCTCTGAGCTAATTGAACCAAATTCCAGCCGACATCCCTCAAAGTACCATGATAATAGAAGTGAACATTTTCCCTATCACTCTTTGGCAGCCTACCTAACCATATTTGCATTGCTTTCAAGTATAAATCCAATCTCTTCCTTGGTTGATTTCGATTTACGTTCTGCACAATGAAAGCGTCTGGTGGCATGTTCACCATAAATTTTCTAGCATCCTCTATTGGGTAGAACTTATCAGTATCCACAGCATGACCAATAATATCTACAGGAACGTTCTTCGCAGTTTGTATGCCACTTTTAGCAAACTGGGTATAAGTTGCAACTCTGGCATTAACTCTCTCCAAAATTGCTATCCATTCTGACTGAACAGGTAAAGCATCTACTGGTGAATAAGTGAGGATTCTATTGTTCTCAGGAATATCCTTAACATACTCTGATGCTATCCACAAATCATTATTAATTATTATTTGGTCAGGTTTTTCCTTTGCGATAACCTCTTGAACCCTATTAAATCCGTAGATGTTTCCTTTAGCCCTAGAGGGATAGATTCTAAACATTCCCTCATAACGATGCGGGTCACCTATTGGGTGATTAATACCAAGAACTGATATATCATATTTTCCAGTCTGATACAATCCTTCTAAAACTCCCTGTGACACACGACCAAATCCTGTACTTACTGCTGGTGAGTCCCCAATCCACAAAAGTCTTATTTTACCACCATTCATTATCCACTCCTTTTCCTACCATGCTGTACGTTTTGCACTTATAATTCTAGGTACATTTACCATCTCACCATTAGCTTTAATTAAGATAACCAAGTAACACGCATTACCATGAAACGTCATTGGAACACATGTAAACCCGTGCGGAAAATGGGATTTAGGTTCATCATACTTAAAGTAAAACTTAATTGATTCACGCAAGTGACCTGAGTACA